GTACGTCTAGTATATTACTTAATGCGGAACCTTCAAAGTCATAGTCCGTAAAATCAGACTGTGCTCTCATATAATCTTTAAGAGCAACTTTTATGTCAGTGAAGTCTAAATTGTTTAACTGGGTATATGGCATTATCTCGTCCTTGCAAGGAAGAAGTCTACGGTTACTGGTGGATTATCTGAACCTCTTATACTATAAGTTAATTCAACACTAAATCCATTATCCTCATAATCAGGAAGAACCTCAATCTGTTGAACTGCTATTCTAGGTTCAAATCTAGTTAAACAGTATCTAATACTATTCTTAATCTGTACAGCAGTACCAAAGTCTAGTGGTTCAAATAGGAAACTTCTTATATCTGATCCGTAATCGGGTTGCATGACACGCTCACCCTTATTAGTAAGCAATAAATTCACAATTGCTTGCTTAATAGCAGAAGCATCCCTACTAACAACTAAGTCATTAGTAACAGGATGCTTCTTAAATGTAATATTAATGTCCTTGAAGGACAACTTACTCGCCATTACCGACAGATATACGAAGTCAGTAGTTATTTAGCGACTTTTATCCTACTTTATAAAATGTATACTTCAAAAACAACTCTTCTCCTTTTTTAATATCTTTAATAGTCTTCATATAATAGATTTTACCCCATCCTTGTTCTTCATACCATTTAACACAATTGGGGTCATCAGAATGGTTTACGAACCCTCCTAAAGGGGTTCGCATAATATCTTCATCAACTACCACGTGGGATATACCAAGGTACATCATAGCATCTATATCTTCTTTCGCAAAAAGACCTTGACCAGCTATAGGACTATTCTTTATATGTAATTCTTTCGGTAATGCTTGATAAGTCATTCGGAGATTTTCGGCGTTCGGAGCGTCAGCGTCCCTGCCCTCTATACTTCTTCTTACGCCCATTACGTGCTGTCGCACTAAGCTTCGTATTCTGTGATTTACCTTGACGAGTCATCTTAGGTTTTGGAGCAATGTAGACTCCATCATTATATAATGCCATATTAATATCTTACTCTTGTACATAATTGTATTTTAGGATAAAGAGTCACATCTGTCAAGACTCTCTGTTGTCCATTCGGTATATCTGCATGATCCCCAGAAACTGCAACAAGACCCCCATTAATTTTGACTTTCGTATTCACGACATGTCTAATAGTTCTGGGAAGTGGGTTGCATGGTAAGGGTGGAACAGTCTGAGGTACTCCTTGCAATGTAGGAGATGGTGTACCAAGTGATTCACCATAACATTCTAAAGGTACTGCTGCATCTTTAGGACCAACACTAATGTTGAGAGATATATGTGGATCACCTGCTAATGGTGTTAACGGATATAAACAAAAAATTACTGGAGGAGCTTCATGAGTAGGATGTGCTCCACCAGGCCAAAAACTGACGTTATCTACTGTTGCTGATCCTGCGATAAATGCCATTTCTTTAATTCATCTATATCCTTATGTAGTCTGTCAAGTGTATCTACTATAGTCTCGTGTTGCTCAGACTTCGGTGGACGATACATCAATACTGGTTTCTTTAAACTGTCTACGCTCCTCTCCAAACTCTTCAATCTCATCTCCGTTGCTAACTTGACTTGATCGTGTGTTGATAGTCGGGATATCTTGTGATCCAACTGATTTAACCTCTCGTACAACGGTTGGAGTAACTCGTTGAACTTCTCCATTGTCAATAGGTTGTCTGCTGTCATTATCTTGTCCAGAAAATCTTTGTGCTGCTGCAACTTCAAACTGATCACAGAACTGTTCAAAGTTATCTAATATATCTTCGTATGCATTACGTTCCATAGGTTTCGGGGGGTTCGGGCGGACCTTCTAGTTTAGGAGACTTACTGAATCTTACATCTAAATCTAAGTTCAGAAACTTATCCTCTAATGTTACTACTCTACCTGACAACTCTTCAAGTACTTCTATTATCCTATTGATTTGCTTCTCGTGTGTATATACTGCGTACTTCGGATCCTTCAAAAGTTCTTCATGTACATCGTTAGAATCTAGCTCGGGTTTTTCAGTCATTTTTTACCAGGAAAATTTTTTTCAAATTATAGCACAGAACTTTTCATTTTGCAAATAGTCTGTAAAGATATTTAGCGAGACGTATGAGCATATCAATAAACTCAGAGAACGCAGAATACTTCCTCTTCCTTTTCCCTGAAATTCTTTGTGGGCGTTTTTGTGACCTTATGTATTTCTTCTCAGACCTCTCTTTCCTTTTCCTTTGGGCGGCGTATCTATTATATTGTCCACGTGTTGTGGCAGGATGTAACTTTTGACCTTTTCTCATAATTTTTTTCTGGCGAAATATTTATATGTCGTTGGGATACTTTTGTAGGTTAGCTCTTTTGGATTTTGCTCGGCACACCCCCGATATCGGCAACCCATAAAAAACCCTGTCATTTTGGACAGGGTGTGTGCTATACTGTTATTTCCTGGAATGTGTCCTCCGTGGGTGCATCACCTCATGTGAAATGCAACCACTTGGGGCATGTCCAGTTAATACCCGATACGTCCATGCAAATCTCAAAGTTTGTGGTGTGAGTTCGTAGGAGTTGCCATCTACAACAGGTTTGCCGTCCTTATTCCATTTGAAAATCAGGGAAGGACGTGTATCTGTTTTGCGAATCCAGTTGTAATCGTCATCCTCTTGAACTGGAATTGAACTGCTATCGCCATACCTCTTGATAGCAGCGTCAAGATATTTCTTAAGCATCTTCTCTGTGCAGATAAACCACTCAGTGCCGCCCGTCATCATCTTACAAAAATGATGATATTCTTTAGGTACGTTGCGATTCCATGCTAGACCAGTAACAGGATTAGAAAAACTCAATGATGAGTAACCGTCTTCCCTTAACCTATCATGCAACCACGACTCAACCACGCCGACCTTTTTTACCATTAGCAAATGTTGCAGTTTGAGATCACCACAGTTAGAGGTAGCATGACCTTCAAAGACTGAACACATTTTTCTCTCTCCTCCATTTGCTAATCCAATTTTACATGCTACGTATGCAGAGTCATCAGCAGTAATGGCATCCAAGACGCTAATCAAAAAATAGATAACGCCTCTGCCATTTTTGCCTACATTGCCAACAGTGGGTTTGACTGGAATGAACTTCGCTCCAAAGTCCCAGTCCTTGAATTGGTAATCAGAGATCATGATGAAAAAATGCTTGTGAACTGAACAAAGAAAAAAAGTGACCTAGTGGCGGTCACTTATATTCCACGTGCCGCCACATGGAGTTTTTAGGTCTTCCCAGTTTCGTTGCTGCATTGCTTGAAATGCTGCGATAACTGCTGGATCTTTCATTGCTGATTCGTTAGCAAGAACACGTCCACCGAAATAGGAATTGAGTTCGTTTGTTTTGTTCATGGTATTATTATAACCATAAAAATGCCCCTAGTGGGGCAAGTGTGTTCACTTTGTGGATTGGCACAGCTCGGGGTCAACCTTACATAGTGCTTCCATTCTTTGTTCTTGGATTCGGTCAACGCTTCTTATAGCATTAGTGCCGATATGCACCCCGACCCCAAGAACAATAAGGACTAAAATAAATCTCATAGTCCAGGATTCAGAATTTCACATCTTATGCCAGCACCTTTATAAAATGCAAGCATGTCCAATGCCTTAGCATATGAATTGAATGTGATCCGCCTAGGGTTGAACTGATCGTGATCAGTCCAATAACGAATAGCGGTTGAAGTGGAAGAGGTCATTAGATAAAAATGGCGTTGGTTTGCACTTGTGAGACAAGAACAGAATCTTGTCTGAATTGTTTTCTGTATGCTGCTGCGATACAGTTGAAAGTCAAGAGCATGTCTTCAACCTCACGGTCCTCAACCTCAAGATAAAAAATCTTGGTTTGCTCTCGCTTGCCTTTCCAGAGACCTTCGCCATCTATGAAAGTTCCGTACTCAAAATGTGGCATGATCTCACGCTTAATGAAATTGTCCATCATGTGATCGGTGACAGTTCCGTTGTCTGGAATGTCTCTGCCCATTGTGAGTTCAAGTCGTTGCAT